GTGAAGTGTTTTGGAGTTGCTCGCCTAAACTATGGTCCGTTGCAGGTGAGAAAGCAGACAAGGCTATCAAACCAGAGAACGCAGCAAGGTATAACCAAGTGTCTGGCTCACAAGGCCAGCTGAAGTTTGTTGCTAGTGGTACAGACGAATGCTGGGATGAGATTGATTCTGTTATCCAACAGATGCGTGATGTGGGTATTGAATGGCCTGTTTGGATCATGCCGGTTGGTGCTACTGTTGAAGGACAGAAGGCTCAAATCAAAGGTCATCTGTATGAAGATGGTGAAGTAGCAGATATGGCATTACAGCGTGGCTTCAATGTTAGTGCTCGTGTCCATACTTATTTGTGGGGTAATAAAATTGGTGTTTAAGGATGGAAAGTACTATTATCAATGGGATCAGTATCAAGAGGACATCTGTGCGTTAGCAGATGAGCTGACGTTTGAGCCTTCTATTGTTATTGGTATTGCAAGAGGTGGATGTGTTCCAGGAGTACAACTCTCACACCTTATTGGTAAGCCATTCAAAGCAGTAACCTGGCAGACCCGTGATGGTGGTGTCAAAGAGAAGTACAAAGTCCCTGAGTATGCATTGATTGTAGATGATATCAATGACTCGGGTAAGACAATGACTGAGTTTACAAACAACATTGAGCATGAGAAGTATGCAACACTAACATTGTTTAGTAAACGCTCAAGTGATTATACTGTTGACTTTTATGCAAAAGAAGCAGAAGATGATAAGTGGATAGTGTTTCCTTGGGAATAATTATGGATGAAGTGAAACGAGTTTGGGGCACCTACCAGGTGTTATTTGATACAGATACTTACAGGGTCAAGCGTTTAGTGATTGACCCTGGCTGCACATTATCTAATCAGTATCACAACCATCGTAAAGAGTCTTGGAATGTTGTGAAGGGCGAAGTACATATTGAGATGTTTCGTCCAGACCTTGATACCAAGTCATACATAGTTGAGTTGAAAGAAGGCGACACACATACTATCGATAAGTTCGCTTGGCACCGAGCATTCAATCCAACAAACGATCCGGCAGAAGTTATTGAGATCTGGGCCGGGGATCAACTTTCTGAAGACGATATAGTAAGACAGGAAATATAAATATGAACATGAAATACCATACAGAGGAGTCTATACACAATGGCGAAGAATAATCCAGAACTGGGTCGAGAAGTAAATAAGTTTCTTGATTCTAAAGGCATCAACACACCAGTAACAGAACTTGTGAAAGTTGATCGTGAAGTTAAGATGGCAAAGGTAGCAGACCTTACTAAAGAGATGTTAGAAGTGCTTGGTCTTGACTTGACTGATGACTCACTGGAAGAAACACCGATGCGTGTTGCTAAGATGTATGTAGATGAGATCTTCTCTGGTCTGCGTTACGACACCTTCCCTAAATGTACAACGGTTGAGAATAAGTTCTGTCGTGGCGATGAGTTCGTCCTTGAGAAGAACATTACATTGTACTCAGATTGTGAGCACCATCTGCGTCCTATCATTGGTCACGCACACATTGCTTATATCCCAGGCGAGAAGGTTCTCGGCTTGTCCAAGTTGAATCGTATCACTCAGTACTTTGCTCAGCGTCCTCAAGTACAGGAACGCTTGACACAACAGATTGCAGAGTCGATTGCATTCATTACTGATTCGCAAGATGTTATGGTAGTTGTTGAAGCAGCACACACTTGTGTGTCACAGCGTGGTATCAAAGATACACAATCATCTACAGTAACTGCTTGTTGCTTGGGCCAGTTTGGTGAAGCTAACTCTGAACTTCGTAAAGAAGTGATGAATAATATCAACCGTACATAGAGTATATATTTGTTATGATGAATAAGCAAAAGTTTATTTGGGTGACCTTCCAGAAGGAAGGCATCCACAAGTACCCCGATGCACCAGAAGGTGTTGAGTTCCTGAAGTACCCCCATCGGCATATGTTTCACTTTCGTGTAGAGATGGAAGTGTTTCACGATGACCGTGATGTTGAGTTTATCTTATTGAAGCGTGAGTTGGAAGCATTGTATTCCGAAGGCACGTTACAGTTAGACTTTAAGTCTTGTGAGATGATGGCTGATGATTTGTATGAATATCTAGAAGACAAATACGAAGGCCGTGATATTGTTATTGAAGTAAGTGAGGATTTAGAAAATGGAACACGCGCATATTACCCCAACTCAGTTTAGTGACATTGAAGCTCACAAACCTCAGTTTTGTCATATTGCTCCTACCCCACATTTGGATCTTGTAGATGGTCGATCAGTCCATCTTACACTTGCTCACCTGATTGAAACAGATCAGCAGTATGTTGACTTCTACCTTGAGCAGAAGGAGAAGTATGGCTGTACAATCATTATGGACAACAGTGCATTTGAGATGTATAAGCAAGGTCGTCCAATGTATGATAGTGAGAAACTGATTACAATGGGCAAGCGTATTGGCGCTGACTATATTGTGATGAGTGACTATCCTGGTGAAGAGTCACAGAAGACTATTGATGCAGCGGAACGTATGGGTCCTGAGCTCAAACAAGAAGGCTTCAAGACCTTCTATGTTCCACAAAGTAAAATTGGAGATATGGATGACTACCTTAAAGGCTTTAAGTATGGATGTTATTCAGATAACGTTGATTACATTGGTGTGTCTATTCTTGGTGTTCCCAATGCGTTTGGTGGGATCGAAAAGGATAACAAACTACAGCGCTTTGCGTCTAGGCAACGGTTATACTACGAACTAGCATCTACACCCTTCCTTGCTACTGCTAGACACTTAGGTAAGAAGTTTCACTTCCTTGGTATGGTTGATGGTCCTAACGAGATTATGTTTATGAACCCATTCCGTAAGTTTATTGATACTTGGGATTCATCTGCTGCTGTATGGGCTGGCTTGAATGGATTCAAGTTTGATACAAGTCCTACAGGTCTAGTAGATGGTAAGTTTGAAAAAGAAGTTGACTTTAACTTCGAAACAAACGACTATGGTCTTATAGAGATGGCTAAGGACAACATGAACCGCATTGATGCACTAGTATGGGGTTATCTATGGGAAAACTAAGGGATGAATTTGGTATGGAAGTTAACTTGAAACTATTGAAGTTACGTAACGAAGAATACAACTACAGCGAGCCTGAGTATCTACAACAGCTTGTTGATTATGTTGATTCTACCTACGGACAGCACTATGTGAATGAAGGTATTCAGGTAGTGGATGTATGGCAGAGTATGGGTAGTTTGAATACAACTGCTCGTGATACTGCTATCAAATATCTTGCACGTTATGGCAAGAAAGATGGAAGAAACCGCAAAGACCTTTTGAAGGCTATGCACTATATTATTTTGATGATGTACGCAGAGGATACAGCCAATGGCGATGAAACACTTAGCGAGCTCCAGTAGTTCGTCCTCCCTCAGTGAGTTTACTGAGAACCAAGTCCAACCGAATGCGATTGACCTACGTGTCGAATCGTTGCAGTTGATTACTGATAACCTATTCACGATTGATGAAGAACGAAAGCAGCATCGTGGCTCTACTGCTGTTCGTACAGACGAGAATGGCTACTGGATGTTAGAGTCTGGTAAGCGTTATGAAGTCATCTTTGAAGGTATTATTGATATCAAAGAAGGTGAAGCAGGTTGGGTGATTACTCGCTCAACACTGAACCGCAATGGTCTGTTCCTTACTTCTGGTTTGTATGACACTGGATATGAAGGTGTAATGGCAGGCTGTCTGCACGTAACATCAGGTCCAGCACGAATCAAGAAAGGCACCCGCCTTGGTCAGTTTATCTTGTTTGATGCTGAATCGCTATCGTCTTATGATGGTGACTATGGTGTAGGCAAAGAACATGATGAGAAGTATAGCGATGAGTAAGAAAGCATTAGTAACCGGTATCACCGGTCAAGATGGTGCTTACCTTGCACAGCATCTACTGAATGAAGGATATGAAGTGTTTGGTGCTCAGCGCCGTAACACCGGTCTTGCACATTGGCGTCTAGACCGTCTTGGTATTACTAACGATATTGAATTTGTCGACTTTGAGTTGAATGAGATGACAAATATCTTTCGTGTATTGGAAAAAACTGCTCCAGATGAGATTTATAACCTGGCTGCACAATCATTTGTGCATCTATCGTTTGAACAGCCATTATACACTTCAGACTGCGACTATATGGGTCCTACACGCATTCTAGAGGCGATGAGAACGCTTTATATGGAAGATGATGTTAGGTTCTATCAAGCAGGCACATCCGAAATGTTTGGTAAAGTTCAAGAGATTCCACAAAGTGAAACAACACCTTTCTACCCACGCTCACCTTATGGTGTTGCTAAGTTAGGTGCTTATTGGATGACAGTCAACTATCGTGAGTCGTATGATATGTTTGCCTGTAACGGTATCCTATTCAATCACGAATCGCCATTACGTGGTGAGGAGTTTGTTACTCGCAAGCTGGTTCGCAATCTTGTCAAAGTCAAGAATGGTGACCTGGAATATGTAGAGATGGGTAATATGGATGCCAAGCGTGACTGGGGTCATGCTAAAGACTATGTTGAAGGCATGTATCTTATGATGCAGCAGGATAAGCCTGATGATTATGTATTGTCGATGGAAGAGACTCATACGGTAAGAGAGTTTGCACAGATTGTTTGCAATCACTTGAACCTAAACATTGATGATGTAATCAAAATCAATCCAAAATACTTACGGCCTGCTGAAGTTGAACTGCTTATGGGCGATTCAACAAAAGCACGCGTTGACTTAAAGTGGAGTCCGAAGTATACTTTAGATACACTAATTGAAGAAATGGTAACAGAGGAACTAAAATATTATGGAAGTTAAGGTTAGTAAAGAAGACCTGCAGAAGCGTAAGCTGATGGTCGCTACACCAATGTATGGTGGCCAGTGTGCAGGCATTTATACCAAGTCTATTTCAGACTTGCAGAAGTTATGCGATATGTGGGGCGTGGAAGTCAATATGTTCTTCCTGTTCAATGAGTCGTTGATTACACGTGCTCGTAACTATTGTGTAGATGAGTTTATGCGTAGTGATTGTACACACCTAATGTTCATTGACTCGGACATTGGTTTTAATCCTAACGATGTACTTACATTGCTTGCCCTGCAAGATGCTGAGCCTGGTAATGATGAGTATGATGTGATTTGTGGTCCTTATCCTAAGAAATGTATTTCGTGGGAGAAGATTAAGGCTGCGGTTGACCAAGGCTTTGGTGATAAAGATCCGAACCAGCTTGAGAAGTATGTTGGCGACTATGTCTTCAACCCTGCATCAGGTGGTGGTTCTATTGCTCTTGATGAGCCCGTTGAGGTTCTTGAAGCTGGTACAGGCTTTATGATGATTCGTCGTAATACATTTGAGAAGTTTGCTGAAGCATATCCTCATTTGTCATATCGTCCTGACCACGTTCGTACAAAGAACTTTGATGGTAGTCGGGAAATCCTTGCATACTTCGATGCATTGATTGACGATAAGAATGCAAACATCTCTGCTGAGTTGAAAGCATTCGTAGAAGGTAATCCAGATGCAACTGCAGCACAGATTGTAGAGTTTATGGATGACAAAACAGAAAGTGGTATGGATCGTCGTTATTCTAATCGCTATCTGTCAGAAGACTATATGTTCTGCCAGTGGGTGCGTAACCTTGACCTAAAGGTTTGGTATTGCCCTTGGATGCAGATGACACACATGGGTTCTTATATGTTTGGCGGCTCGCTCGTTGATATTGCCCAGGTGGGTGTGAGTGCGACTGCTGATGTGAATAAAATTGGGAAGAAGAAATAGTAATGATGAAACTTTGTAATGATACTGTGAATACTTTGAAGAACTTTAGTCAAATTAACCCTTCGTTAGTAGTGGATGCCGGTAGTGAGATTGTCACTATGGCACCCACGAAAACAATCATCGCTAAGATGGTTACAGCGGAGCGATTTGACCAACCATTCTGCATCTATGAACTGAATAAGTTCTTGGGTGTGCTGTCAATGTTAGAAGAACCAGACCTTGCGTTTGGGGACAATAGCGTTCGTATTGAGTCTAAGGATGGTAATGTAAACTACACTTATGCAGACCGCACTATGGTTGTTGCGCCTCTTGCTAACAAGATTGATATCGAAGACCCTATCTGTACGTTTAAGTTGAATAACTCTCAACTGACTTCGTTGATTAAAGCTGCAAGCGTATTGCAGACAGATATGATTCGTCTTGTTGCAGAGGACGGCAAACTGAAGGTTGGTACTGCTGACTCTAAAGATCCAACATCTCATACATTTGATATTGATATCAGTCAAGATATCCCTGAAGCCTTCAACATTAGTTTGAAGACTGAGAATGTTGTGAGAGTTATGCCCTCCGAATACAATGTAACAGTTAGTGAGCGTGTCATTCAGTTTAGCAATGCTACACACACTTATTGGATTGTATCGGAGCGTACTAATGGATAAGAAAGACTTTCTCTGGACTGAACTATATCGACCAAAGACGGTTGATGATTGCGTCCTTCCTCAGAACCTGAAAGACATCTTCAACGCCTTTGTTACAGAGGGTGAAGTGCCTAACCTGATTCTATCAGGTAGTGCTGGCGTTGGTAAGACTACTATAGCACGTGCTCTCCTCGAGCAAATGGATCGTGACTATATGTTTATCAATGGTTCTTTGGAAGGACGTAATATTGATACCTTGCGTACTCTAATCAAAGACTATGCATCATCAGTATCGTTCAAAGGTGGTCGCAAATATGTGATTCTTGATGAAGCAGACTATCTGAATGCCCAATCTACACAACCTGCTCTTCGTAACTTTATGGAAGAGTACTCATCTAACTGTGGATTCATTCTAACCTGCAACTTTAAGAATCGCATTATTGACCCATTGCAATCTCGTTGTTCTGTGATTGACTTCAAGTTTGGTAATGCTGAGAAGCCAGACCTTGCTATGCAAATGTTCAAGCGTGCTATTGGTGTGCTTGATGAGAACAATGTAGAATACAATAAGAAGGTCGTTGCTGAAGTTGTACAAAAGAACTTCCCAGACTTCCGTCGTGTATGGAATACATTACAGCAAGGTTCTGTATTGGGTGCTATTGATACTGGTGTGATTACACAATCAGACGATAGCGTAAGTACATTGGTTCAACATCTAAAGAATAAAGAGTTTACTGAGATGCGTAAGTGGGTCGCAGAGAACTCTGATGTCGATAGTAGTATGATTTTCCGCAAGATGTATGATGGTGCGTATAAGTTTCTTGCACCAGAGTCAATCCCACAACTCGTCGTCCATATCGCTGACTATCAATATAAGTCTGCATTCGCTGTAGATCAGGAAATCAACTTAGTTGCGTTCTTGACGCACGTGATGTTGGACTGTGAGTGGCGATGAGCAATCCGTTTGATTATCTAAATGCAATCAATGGTACTAAGAAAGACCTAATGACAGACTCTGCTAACGATGAGTTGGCAGAACAGGGCTACCAACCCTTTCTTATCAATAAAGGTTTGTCATATTTCGCTGACACCATCTTCTATTCCAATGAGATGAACACTAAGAGTGTGGACAATAAACTCGCGTTCCACTATCTCCTAAATACTATTGCGCCTAAAAAACGGTTTAGTAAGTGGCATAAAAAGATTAGTAATGAAGACTTTGAAGCTGT